GTCGTCCTTGCTAGGGTCAAACTTATCAGGCCCAGGCGGTTGCCCAGGCCTGTCCAAAGGATTAGGAAACTTCGGAAACGGCCAGGTCATTGCTTTACCTCCGTCGCATTGTGCAAGTAACTCGTCAGGCGCTTGATCTTGGACTCGTAGTACTTGCACATGGAATCCGAGTACTCCCGCGCCGATTGTGTCTCGAGCAGCCTGCGCCTAGAGTCTTCCAACTCCTTGAGCGCCAGCGCCTCAGCACTAGGCGTTTTGTACAGTGACTTCACAAACTCAACAGTGTCTTTTAGCATTACGATTACTCCTTGGTGGTTGGTGTGCCACAGTGTACCACAAGTCACGCGCCTTTTGTCAAGCGGTACTGTTTAACTGCGTTGCGAAGCCCCGCCTGCGTTGTGGCCTTCTCGTCAAGGGCCATCGCTTGAGCCTGGTCCAACGTGGCTTGCATCAGGATGCGGTGGCAGATCACCGGCACCCCTTGACCCTGCCGGCGCACCCGGGCATTGAACTGCTCGTACAGGTCTAGGCTCCAGTTCAGCCCGTACCATACGAGGATGTGGCCGTTCTTTTGGAGGCCGTCGATCCCGTGGCCCATGCTGGCTGGGTGACCGATCATCAGGGAACAGTCACCAGACTTCCACCTGTGCATCGCGTTGGTCAGGGACGCCTCGCTCTTGCACTCGGTCAGGTTGATCGGGTCGAGGTGTTTGAACTTGTCCATGATCCGCTGGGCGTCTGACCTGTAGGCATATGCGCACAGCACCGGACTGCCCTGGGCCTCGTCGAGGATTTCCTCAAGCGCCTCGAGTTTGAGGTCATGCACCGGCTCCCACAGCGGCATCCCGGCAATTGGATACATGGCTCCGTTGGAGAATTGGAGGCACTTGTTGGTCAGCGCAGCCTGGTTAAATGCCTCGATCTCCTTGCCGCTGTCGAGCACCAAGAAGAACTCGCGCTCGAGCTTGTCGTACTTGGCCCGCAGGTCGTCGGGCATCTCGATCTCGATGTTGTTGACCATGAGGTCGGGCAGCGGGTTGTAGTCCTCCGCTGACATCTCGAGGGTAATGTCTCCGATCAGCTTCTTGATCGTGTCCTCGGTGTCCTCGTAGGGCACCTCCTTGTACGGTCCCACCTTCTTGTAGAACCGGGTGCGGAAGGCTGTCTTGCTGGTGCCTAGGCGGTCACCCCTGTCCACCACGAGGAACTGACCGTGGAGGTCTTTGTAGCCGTTGCTGGCCGGTGTCCCGGTCAAGCCCGTTGTCCAGTCGAACTTGTCGGCGATCTTGCGAAACGCCTTGACCCGGTTCGTGGCGCTGTTCTTCATCTTGCTGATTTCGTCCCAGATGATGCCGTTGAACGGCAGCGGGCGATCCTTCTTGACAAAGTAGGTCTGGAGTGTCTCGGCCAGCCAGCCTAGGTTCTCGTAGTTGATCAGGTACACGTCAGAGGGCCGCAGCAGCGCCCTGGTGCGCTGATCCTTGGTGCCGGTGACCATGCTGAATCTCAGGTGCTTGGTGTGCTCCCACTTCGTCGCCTCTTGCCGCCACACCAGCCGGATGACGCGGATCGGGGCCACGATGATCACGCCCCGCAGGAAGCCCGTGCGTAGCAGATGCGCCAGGCTGGTGAGCGTGATGACCGTCTTGCCCAGGCCCATGTCGAGCCACAGCATCGACGAGGGATGGGTGCATTGGAAGTTGACGGCCTTCTGCTGGTAGCCGTGGAGCAGGTCAGGGGTTAGCATGAAGCACCCCGAACATGTCAATCACCCACTTGCCCGTGGTCACATCGTCCACCACAAAGACTTGAACCCCGTGGCCTCGCATACGGTCATGCTCGCGCTCCTGGGCAGGCGTGGGCTTCATGCCCTCGCGCTTGAACTCGATGAAAAAAATTTTGCCGTCGGGCCGGATGAACATGCGGTCGGGAACCGCTGCACGAGCGGGACTGGTGAACTTGTACACCAGCAGGCCGCGCTCCTTGGCGTAATCGCAGACCTTGGCTTCAATCTGCTTTTCGAGTATGGCGGTCATTCCCATCTTTTTGTTTCAAAGTTGTAGCGCCGGCTTTGGATGTAGGCAGTCATCTCTTCGTCAGTCATGCGCGTGGTGACGGGCGGCACATACGGGTCGGGCGGGTACACGAATTCCGTAGTCTGATTCCACTCGTCGGCGATCTGCTTGGCGTGCGCCTCATCGGTCACCACAGCACCGCGCTTCTCGGCGAACGTCAGCACGTTGACGCCGTTCTTGTTCATCACGCCCCACCAGCTCGGGCCAACCTGCTCGGCGCGGTACGGGCCAACGGCGAAGTATTTTGCGGGTAGTGCGGTCATGCGAGTCCCAGACATAGCTTCTCCACTTCTCTGATGTAGTACTCAAACTCAACGGGCAGCGTGGCGTCCTTGATGTCGTTGCAGACCTGCACATTCCAGCCACTCTCGACGCCAATCTTGCGCCACTCGGTCTTGTCCTTCAGGGGCGGCATCCACTTGAACAAGGGCTTGCCATCCTGGGCGATGTAGTATCGCGAGGTGTTCTGCACCCTACCGTCGCCCCACTGAAGATAACTCGATCTGGGCACCTTGGTGCGCAGCATGAAGTCCATGATGTCAGGCCACTGCTGCACGGTCTGCCGGATCGGGGCGCCTTCGACCAGCACCTTCTCGGCCACCTTGGCGATCACCAGCCCGCCGGCGTTTTGGTGCCACTCCATGTCGTACTCGTAGGCGCCCTTGCGCTTGACAGAGCCATCTTCGTACTGCCCGATGTAGTTGTTCACGTCCCGAATGAACACGCGCTTGTAGACCGCCTCCTCGAGGTTCAATCCAGTGCGCGTCTGCCAAGCTGCGCGAGCCATGTCCACGAGCCACTTGTTGGCTCTGGGCACCCGCACGGTCAGGCCGTCGGTGTTCACTTGGATCAGGCGCAGCCCGGGGATGTGCATCAGCCCCTCAGCCAGCAGGCACAGCAGCAGTTGCCCGTTGAGCGTGATGGTCATTGTGTACAGCGGGTCGTAGAACACGCTGAACTGGTTGTTGCTGTCACCATACATGCCGTTGAGCGCCAGCTTAAGCATCGCGCTCTCCGCGGACTTCTTAGGGTACTGCTTGCGCTGCTCGAACAGGTGCTTGTAGATCGTGACAAAGGTCTTGCCCAGGTGCGCTGGGTGGAACCCGTTCACGATAGCCAGATTAGGGTAGTAAGAAGTAACGTCGAGATCAACAATGACGTGATCATCGTCAGACTCGATGACCTCCGACTCCACTGAACCATGTATGCCGCCAAGGCCAAACACAAAAGTAAAGCCGTCAATGGTAGCGGTGAGGTCATTGAACACTCCCTTGGTTTCCGTGATCACTTGCGCCTTGAGCCAGCCAAGCACCCGGTTGAACTCAGGCTGCTCAAACGCGATCCAGGGCAAGATGACGTCCTTGAGCGCGATGCTCGGGCGCCTGGTCTGCCTAGGCGTGCGTCCCTTGCTGCCGTAGTCGTAGCAGGCGACTCCGGCCTCCTCCAGCTTCATGACGAAGTAGTCCTTGCCGATCTTCGTGTCGTTGTGGTTGATGAAGTCGCGGCTGTACTTGTGCGTAAGCTCCTCGCGGAACTTGAGCATACTGAAGGTGTGCTCATAAAACGCCTTGGTCTGCGCCACATCGTGCGCGTTGTACCGCTTGAGCACCGGCACCTGGGCCTGCGTCAGCGTGGTGCCCACCGGGAACGGCAGGTCTTCAATGTTGTCGCTACGCATGTTGAATTCCAATACCTTCAGACTGGTGGCGCGGGCCTTGTTGTCGAAGTGGTGAATCTTGAACAGGTCGATCTGCGGCACGAATCGGTCAGATGGGTTGACCTGATGAGTCCACTTGTCATCGCTCTCGTCTTGCGAGTTGATGATGGCCTGGGCTTTTTGATACAGCGTGGCCGCGTCTGAGCGGCCCATGCGGATCAGCGTGTGCAGGACGGGGTAGTCGAACCCCAGGTTATTGAACCCGACCATGCGGGCATCCGTATCCTTGAGATACTGGAGAAACGCGACGATGTCGCGGGAATCGTTGCACCAGTCGCTGATCTCAAAAGACCAGCGTAGCGGCGCTTGTGCGTGCTCCACTGCCAGCGTGAAAACGTTGGGATAAGTTTCGATGTCGTACACATAGTCGTTACTCATTACGGTTACTCGATAGGGTGGAGGCGTCAATTTGGGCTTCAATGAACCACGGGCGAAAGCCAGAAAAGTCCGTGGGTCGCCATCCTCGAATGCTGGCTTGACCGCCCCCAGAAACTTACTGGCTCATCATGAAGGGCGGCAGGCCCGCAGGAAACGGCGCAGCAGGCATCGCAGGCGCACCTTGAGGCGCACCTTGAGGCGCAGCACCGAACATTCCAGCCGGAGCAGTCGCAACCGCACCGAATAAGTTAGACGCATCGACGGCTCCTTCACCGAAGGCAACATCATCACCAGCAAACTGAACAGCGATCAGGTCGCAGCGGATGCCGCGGCCATGCTTGTTGTCTTGCAGCCAAGGCTTGACCGCAGCGTTGACCCGACAACCACCGTACATCTTGCGGGCGAGCTGCTGGTAGGCCATCGTGTTGGTCGGGTCGATGGGCTGGCCGTCAGCCTGGATCATCTGAGGCTGGGAGTCTCGGCCAGCAGTGATGAACACATGGCCAGCGTAGCCGTCGTAGGGCTGGAAGGTCTTCTTGTTGACCTTCTCCTCACCACGACCGTAGCAGCGGGTCTTGCGGTCGCCTTGGACCATGCCCATTACCGTGTTGGCGTGCTCTTTCCATTTGTCCAGCGCCAAGGCGCCGTACTTCTGCATGAACTGCTGGAAGCCAGGATGGTCCTGCGGCATGATGAACTCGCAGTTGTACGAGATGCGCTCTTTACCAGTCTGCTCGTTAACCTGGCGCTGGGGTTCAGCGAGGTGGGGGAAAGACAGACGGACGTTAGACAGAAAAATGATATCGGACATTACAGTTACTCCAGTTTAAGAAAGCCACGAGGGCAGGGTTTCAACTGCGCTAAAGAGTGGCGCAGCATTGAGAACGACAGCCGGTCGGCCATCGGATTCGGGGACGACGGTGAGTTTGCCGGCCATCTTGACGACGTACTCGGTTTCCATCGTCTTGAGTTGCCGGTCAGTCAGTTGCACCTTGGTGCCGTCGCGCTTCTCCCAGGTCAGCTTCTCGGCCTTGGCTGGCGTGACCAGCTTCGTCTCGTAGATCGCGCCCTTGGGGATGCCCATCTTGACCAGCTTCTCGGCCATCTGCTCCTCGGGCAGCGCCCAGGTGCGTGAGCCACGTCCATTGACCAGCTTGAGGCCGGGGATGGTTTGGCCGGCTTGCAAGCGGCGCAGGGCTTCAGCTTCGACCCCTTCGAGTAACTGACGCATTAGCGGAGCAGCCTCGAGGATTTGTCTGATCTGAGCGTCATCCATTGTCGATGGATCTTTGTCGGCAGATTGCTGCGCGACATCCAAGGTTTGGCTTACAACGGGTTGGAACATGATTCCGACCTCCTTCATTACGTTACTTGCCAGCGCGGCGCAGGAGCCTTTGGCGCGGCAAAACTTACATTGACTGTCACCCGGAACAAGCGGCGCATCTGGTTTGTCAGTTGCAGCAGCTTGCACCACGATTGTACCAATGTTGCTCAACAAGTCACTAACCGATACCTCATGCGAGGTGATCGGGCTCATGCCTCTGAGCGCCAGCTTGGGCTGGATGATGGTCATACGGATTGTCTTGACCGGGTAGCTGCCGTTGATGGGCAGCTTGTAGCCTGCCAGCACCCCGTAGGCGTACTGTTCAAGCTGCATGTTGCCCTCGGCCTCCACCACACCCATGCCGTCTTTGTAGTCGATCAACTCAAGGGTGTCGCCACCGATGATCTGAACGTCCACGGTGCCCGACAGGTCGTCCCGGCCCAGCAGGTAAGCAGGATCGACATGCGTCTCACTGATCACTTCGCACAGACCGTTGTACTCAGCGGCACGCTGATCGATGTAGTCCAGTGCAATCTGCACACGGGCTGCACGTTCAGCGTCTACGATGAACTCACCGTCATGATCAGTCAGCGTTTTGCCGACAAAGAAGTCGGCTTCGGTAACGCGCTTCAGGCACTGCTCGAGCAGCGTGTGACTGTGGGTGCCGTCAATCGCAGCCGGACTGCTGCGCTCATCGGGGTACTTGGCCTCCTCGCGGATCGAGCCTGGGCACAAGGCCCAACGATGCCGTTTGGAGGGTGACAGGTTAGCGTGGGTGCTCATTCAGCCACCTCAACGGTTGGCACAGTGCGCCATTGAAAGTCTTCAGGGTCCGTCGGATCGATCCATTTTTGCTGAAGAATCAACTTCACTGGACCGGGTGTGACTTTTTCATATGATTTTTCAATATAGGTGTACTGTTTAACAAACCGGAGATCAGCGGTTGGTGTTTTGTACACGGCGTTTTGATTAATCGTCATGATTCCCTCGCTTTCAACATAGCATCGGCGAACGTGTACGCAATAGAAGCAGCGACTTGTGGTGTAACACCGTCCAGTGGAACCATCGCCTGCATCGCCTTGGCTGCGAAGTAGTCCCTGAGCGTCATGCCGGACCGCTGCTCGGGCAGCGCCCGTTCAGTGGGGAACGCTGGGCCGCCGCTCATTTCAGCGCCTCAACGCCAGCAAACAGAGCACCGTAGTGCTCGGGCTTGATATCGTTGATGTTCTGGTAGCCCAGGCTGGTCAGAACATTTTGAATCTGGGCACCCTTCTGGGGGCCAAGCGCCTTGTAGGACGACATGACGTAGTCAATCAGCCCCTTTGGGTCGCTAAACGGTGCGCCAGTGGGAACTGGAGCCGGGGCCGGAGCTACAGGTGCGAAGCTAGGCGGCGCGGGCATCGCCACCACAGGAGCGGCCACTGGGGCTGGCACAGTCAGCGTCACAGAAGCGGCGGGGGCTGCGGAAGTAATGACTTGGGGCGCAGGGGCTGCTACATTGCTGGACTCCAGTTTGGCAGTCAGGGCAACCACAGCAGCGGTCAGAGCATCAATCTTGGCTTCGAGGGACATAAAGATTTTCCTTACGGTTTACAGGGGGGATGATGGAGAGACGGTCTTCAATGAACGCCTCGATGATTTCACGAAGTACGCTCGACGGTTGCCCGTACTTGCGTGCCTTGGCGTGAAACTTGGTGCGTGTACTGCCCGCGACTCGCACGGTCAAGAACACAGATTTGGGTGTGGTCATCGCTTAAATTCCTCACTTCGATGCTTGCAATCGTAGCACAGGTGAGGTACGATGTGCAACAGGTCAGGTAAAAAATTTTGGAGCGACAAATGACAAGCGGAAAAAGAAACGCCCCGGGGGTTAGCCGGGGCGATCAAGAGGGTCTGATTAGGAGACTGTCGGCAACTGCGATCACCAACGGGCCAAGTGTATGACAGCTTTACCAAACGTGCAATCGCATCCGGCATCAGTTGACGCCTATATCCGGCACGGCTGGAGCCTTGTGCCCATCCCACCGGGCACCAAGGGGCCGCGCACTCCTGGCTGGAACCTCAAGCCTAACGCCCTGAAGACGCAGGGCGATCTGCCCCAAGGCTACGGCATCGGCCTAGCTCATGCGTACAGCGGCACGATGGCTTTTGACATCGACGACTGGGGCATCACGGTGGCTCAGGGTATTGACCTCGATGCGCTCTACGCCGCCCCTGACGCGGTGATCGTCAACAGTGGCCGCCCGGGCCACGGCAAGCTGCTCTATCAGATGCCCTTTGGGTTGGCGCTGCCGAGTAAAAAGATCATTGTGGACGGCGTGACCGCCTACGAGCTGCGCTGCGCCACGGCCAACGGTCTGACGGTGCAGGACGTGTTGCCGCCGAGCATCCACCCTGACACCAAGCAGCCCTACACCTGGGCGGGCGATGGCAACTGGATGCGCCTGCCTACGATACCGCAGCAGCTGCTTGACATCTGGCAGAGTTTATTGGAATTCGATAAGGTTCGTAATATCGGTATAGAGGGCAATGTTGACGCTTCGTGGGAAGAGATCCAGCAGGCGCTCGAGTTCATCAGCCCCGACTGCCCCCGCGAGGACTGGATCAACGTAGGCATGGCGCTGCACTGGGCCGGCACCCAGCTCGATGAGCTTGACCAGGCGCTGGCGCTGTGGAACGACTGGTCGATGCCCTCGGGCAAGTACCCCGGCGAGCGGGAGATCGTCAAGCAGTGGATGTCGTTCAAGACTGACAAGGTCACAGCGGTGAAGCTGGGCACCTTGTTTCACATTGCCCGCAAGGCCGGCTGGGTCCGTCCTACACCGGACGCCAGCGAGTTGTTCAAGATGGTCGAGCAGGCACCCATGCCGCCGACGGACATCATGCAGAGCCTGCGGCCTGCGCCGCCGGAAATGGACCTGTCTTTGTGGCCCGCGGTGCTTCAGACCCGGGCGCAGGAGGTCAGCGATTCGGTGGGGTGCGACCCTTTGGTCCCTTTGTTCGCTGGCTTGGCCGCTGTCTGCGGGGTCATTGACGCCCGCACCCGGCTCGAACTCATGCCGGGCTTTCGTGTGCCCCCGGTGCTGTGGCTTATGACCTTGGGTGAGCCAGCGGACAAGAAGTCACCCGGTAGCCGGCCCATGCTCTCCCCGCTCAAGGACATCGAGGCTGAGGACCGGCCGCGATATCAGAAGGAACTGCTCGAGTGGGAGGGCAAGGAGGCGGCATACGCGGGCGCCAAGAAGTCGTTTCTCGAGTTCAGCGCCTCACCTGACGCCATGCTTGGGGGCCAGCCCCCGGCGGTGCCCGAGATGCCCCCGCAGCCCGTGGCGGTCAAAATCACCGTGAGCGACATCACCAGTCAAAAGCTGGTGCGCTCGGCCGCTGACCGGCCTAGGGGGTTGCTGTGCCATCTGGACGAGATGAACTCGTGGGTGCGCAAGTTGACCGATAAGACGACAGGTGAGGACCGCAGCGCCTGGGTAGTGTCTTACGAGTCGGAGCGTTACGAGATGGACCGGGTAGGGGCTGGCTCGATCCATGCCGAAAACCTGGCCGTGAGCATTTACGGGAACATCCAGCCTACGGTTTTTAGGCAAAGCCTACCCTCTCTCGCAGCGGATGGCCTGTTGCAGCGGTTTATACCCGCTGTTCTGCGCGGCAGCAAGACGCGCCTGGGTAACCCCATCCCCGAGTACATGACAAGTGCGGCAGGGTGGGAGAACCTGCTGCGCTTGACCTTCGCTCTGCCGGCGCAAACCTACAAGTTATCCACAGAAGCGTTCACAGCCTATCGCGAGTTCCAAACGTGGTATGAGGGCACGAAGCAGGACGAGCGGTTGCTGCACAGTGGCGACGTGTTCATGACGGCCTTTGGCAAGCTCGAGGGCACAGCGGGGCGCTTGATCTTGCTGTTCCATGTCATGGAGAACCCGTTTTGTCCACAGGTCGATGTCGATGTTGTCCACAGGGTGGTCCGGTTCCTTAGAACCTACCTGATCCCGGCTTACCGCTATGCTTTCGGCGAGGTGGGCGGCTCGAGTAGTTTCGACACCTGGGTGACGGATCACATCATCCACTACTGTGACCGGCAGACGATCACGATGTCGGAGATCAAGCGGTCGGCCCGTAGGCAGCTTGACGGGGCTGGCCCGTGGCAGGCTGATCAGATGGTGCTCAACGCGATGCAGGTGCTTGAGGTGGCTGGCTGGGTGATCCGCATGGATGACGGCACCAAGGAGAACCAGCACTATGCTCAGTGGGCCATCAACCCCAACCTAGCCCAGCAGTTCGGTGACTACAGGAAAAAGGTCATCCAGGCCAAGCAGCGGCAACTCGATGAGATTTACAAACTGTCAACGAAGGAAAAGCCCCGGGTGTACGGGGTTGACGATTGACGGGGACTTTCCCAACGTGAGCAACTGGATCAACCGGGACTTCTCTTACGTGAGCGTTTCGGTTTGACCGGGACTTCCCCAACGTGAGCAACCGGCTCAGGCGCCGCGGCCGCTGGCTCAAGGGCGCCCAGTAGGGCAGGGGCCAGGGCGTCAAGCATCCCCAGCACCTCGAGTAGTCGCACCGCGGCCGCATTAGGTGCCCGCTGGCCCGCGGTCCACTTGCGAAGGGTAAACACCGGCACCCCCAGTAGGTCAGCGGCCCGGGTTTCGGATAGCCCGCGGCGCCCCATGAAGGCCAGTAGGTCAGCGGAAAATTGTTTATCGGTCATGGTTCAGGGTCCAATGGAAAGCCCCCGGGGTTGACCGGGGGCAGGGTTTAGGGGTTACAGATCAAGCAGCCAAGCGATTAGTCCGGCAATACATAAAAGGGTCAGATATGCGACTAGGATCAATCGGGGTCCCCCGGATAAGCCCGCTCATATCGCTCCACATATCGAGCGGCCCGCAGATCCTCTTCGAGGGATTCAATCTGGGCAGTGGCCCGCCCAAGCGCGGCCTGTAGATCAGCGATCCGGGCCAGTAGGCCCGCAATAGTCACATCCCCCCGGGCATACGCGGCCCGCTCGAGTTCATCAGTGGTCATACAGTGGTTTCCTTTGGTTTTTGGGCTTCATTCAAAACCCGGGTAAATCGCTCGAGTCCTACGCGGTTAACAGTGGTATCCAAATCGGCCAGGGCAGCGGCCCGGGCTTCGGTAACAGTCAAATCGCGGGTTGCAATCGGCAAACCCTTATAAGTGGCGGTTAACCGGCAAACCCGAAACCCGCTGACCGGGTCAGACACAATCCAATCACCCTTGCCGGCAAGCACTGGTTCACGGTGCAGGGCCAGGCGCCAAGCATCAGACCCCCGCACGAAAATAATCGGGTAATAGGGCACATCCTCAAATTGCCCGCCTGCGCGGGCCATTTGAAAAGTTTGTTTTTTCGGCATAGTTTCCCCCTTTAAGCGGCAAGCCGCAGATTGATTACCCGGTGGCGCGATCCATGAGCGGGAAAGCCTACGATAGTATCCCGCTGACGCTGGCACAGCTGGCAAGTGGCGCAGCTGACATCATCGCGCTGGGTTGCAGGGCAGACCACCACACGGCGCCCCGCGGGGGTTACAGTGTTTTCCGACTGGGTTGACGGTAGCACCACCACCACCGGGCCCGCCCCGGTATCGGCTAAATAATCAGCATCTCGCAAATCATTGGCACTCAAGTTGATGGTAAAACCCCACTCGTTGGCGTGCCTGATCCACCTTAGGCTTGCCCGGTCCCGGTGGTGGGAATAAGTAAACCCCCTCCTGCCCCGGTTTGCCGCCACCAGCTGGCCCAACTTGACCGGGTCAACAGTGCCGCCTATCTTCGGCAGATCCCCCGCTTGATTGTGGCGCCACAGTTGACCGAGCGGCAGTGCTTCAATCGAGGTGCAGAACTGACCCCAGTCAGTGCCCCGGGTGCCGGCACTGACCGCGGCCCAATGCAGTGCCAGCGGCCCGGATGCTGCATAGCATTCTGACCGCATCGCACAGTCTGCCGGGCAGCTGTCCCGCTCAGTGGTGCTTACGGGTATCGGGCCAGTCTTAGCGTTTGCCGATTTGAGGGAAAGATGGACTCGCATTATTTGCCCCCCTTACGCGCAGACACGCGGACCACATGATAGGGGTCCCCATGCGAAGTGTGAGCGGTAATCAGTTGGTGCGAAGGGTTAAACCGGCGGGCTATCGTTTCCCAGTCAACCCGCTCACGCCCCGCCAACAATGACACAGTGGCGCGGTGCAAGGTGCCCTCGATTGTGGGCATGTTCGAGGAAATCAAAAATTCTTTGATGGTGTCCGCTTCAGCGGTCAGATCAGCGGTCAGGGCTTTGATCTTAGCCAGTCGGTCAACAAGGCCAGCAAGGATTGAGGGGGTTTCAGATTTAGTCATGGTTCGTCCTTTTACGGTTACGGGTTACGGTTACGCGGGGCTTGCGCCCCGCTGGGTTAATCAGCCCCGCACAATCGCGGGCAGCTGCATAAGTACGATCAGTGCGAAGGTGCCCAGCACGCCGGAGACGATCGCGCCCAGGGCGATCAGCCAGTCCGGGGGTTCTTTGCGCTTAGGGGTCAGATCGAAGTAGTGCCGGGTGTGTTTGCTCATGGTTACGGTCCTTTCGGGGTTACGGGTTACAGGGTTTCGGCTAAGTCGGACAGTTCGCGGCGCATGCCTTCGGGGACAGTTGTCCAAGAGTAGTTGTTTGCGTCATATGCGGCCATTACGCCCCGCTGGGTAAACATGCCGAAGTCAATCATCTCATCCTTGGTCAATCCGTTAGCCTTTACAGTGCCATCAATGTGACGGTCGATGTCAACAAAATAGATATCACCACTGTCAAGCAGTGCAGCTGCAATGCGCTGCCCCCTCTCGCTATACATGCGGCCAGTGTTGAACTTGATTGTTTTCATGGTTACGGTCCTTTCGGGGTTACGGGTTACGGTTACGGGGCACGGGGTTAATGATACCCAGCGGGTCAAATGTTGTCAAGCCCCGGATTTACCCTAACCCACTGGGTAATTATTTCAATCGATTGTGGTGGCTCAATAGATTTACCCAATGGGTTTGCCACTTTATGGGGGTGTGACAACTGCACTGGCCAGGGGGGTAAGGATTCTAGGATTCTGGAGAATCTGTGCCTTTTCAGAAAAGTCGAAAATCGGGGGGTCCCGTGCGGAGTGCACTTGACACACCCCCGCCTCCAAACACTCGTTTTGACCCAGTGGCTCGAGGTTTCGGGGCTTTTTCCTGACCCAGCGGGTCAATCCTGACCCAGCGGGTCAATCTAGCCCTGTGACAATGTGACGGGTTTTCACAAACCCGGAAAACCCAGCGGGTGCCGCTTGATCCCCTTGAAACCCTAACCCAGCGGGTTTTTGGGTGCCCGCGGGGCACTGACTGCCCCCGGGATTGATTGACCCAGCGGGTCAGGGTGCCGGGGTGCTGGGGCTATCCGGGCGCCCGCGGCCCGGGCCCCGCTGACCCCCGCGGCCGCTGGGGAGGGGGTGCCGGGGTGCCGGGGGGAGGGGGCCGGCGGGACCAACCGGTCCAGAACCAGCCCCCGCGAACCATTTTTTATTTTTTTCAAAATCCCATGACCCGAGTGACCCAGTGGGTTCATTGCATCTTAAAAAGAACCATGCTAGTATCCGCAGCACTATGGAACAAGGACATCCTCTACCCGTAGGCGCAGTTGTCGCACCTGCTACGTCTGCCGAGCAATCGCAGCAACTCGAGCAACTTAACCAACTCGAATTGCCCCAGTGGCTCTCTGTGCCTGACCCCAAGCCCCCTGCCTTATCGCCGGAGGCCAAGGCGTTGCTACAGACGCAGTACGAGCAGATGTTCGAGCGGGTCATTGAGCAGGTTTACCGCGGCCGCTCCCTGCGGTCCTTGCTCGAGGAGGACCATCGGTTCATCAGCTACGAGGACTTCCTGCGGTGGATCAAGCGTGATCCGATGCGCCATGAGCGGTTCAAGGAAGCGCAGGAGAGCAGGACCGAGTTCATCGCCGGCGAGATCCTTGAAATTGCCGACGCCGAGGACACGGTAGAGGACGTACAGCGGTCCAAGCTCAAGATCGACACTCGCAAGTGGCTCATGGGTGCGTGGAACAAGAAGAGGTATGGCGAGGTCAAGCAGGTCGAGGTGGCCGGATCGATCTCGATCACCGAGGCGCTCCAGCAGGCTCAGATGCGGATCGTTGAAGCTGAAGTAGTGGACGTAACCCCTCGACTGGAGGACTGATGCAGCGCCTGAGATACAGCCCCGACGAGGAGCAGCTGCTGATGACGCAGCTGTGGTCGCCCCAGATTGCCAACAACCCAGAGACGTTCGTCCTGTTCGCGTTTCCCTGGGGGCAGAAGAACACGCCACTCGAGCGGTTCAAGGGGCCGCGCAGATGGCAGCGCGAGGTGCTCCGTGAGATTGCCGACTTCATCCGGGACAACAAAGGCAGGCTGACCGGGGGTGAGCTGATCGAGGCGCTGCGCTCGGCGGTGTCCTCCGGCCGCGGGGTGGGTAAGTCGGCGCTGGTGTCGTGGTTGATCCTGTGGATGCTGACCACCCGGATAGGCAGCTCCGTCGTCGTGTCGGCCAACAGCGAGACACAGTTGAGGACGGTCACTTGGGGTGAGTTGACTAAGTGGGCCACGATGAGCATCAACGCCCACTGGTGGGACCCGTCGGCTACCAAGCTGGCCCCGGCTGCCTGGCTGACGGACCTGGTTGAGAGGGATCTGAAGAAGGGCACCCGGTACTGGGGCGCTGAGGGTAAGCTGTGGAGCGAGGAGAACCCAGACGCCTACGCCGGTGTCCACAACATGGACGGCATGATGGTGATCTTCGACGAGGCCAGCGGCATCCCGGACAGTATCTGGTCCGTGGCCGCGGGGTTTTTTACCGAGAACATCTTGGATCGGTACTGGCTGGCGTTCTCCAACGGCCGGCGCAACACCGGGTACTTTTACGAGGCGGTGGACGGCAATAAGCGGGAGTTTTGGAGGAGTCGCAAGATCGACGCTCGCACCGTCGAGGGCACCGACAAGTCGATCTACGAGCAGATCATCGCCGAGTATGGTGAGGACAGCGATGAGGCCCGGGTCGAGGTCTATGGCGACTTCCCCAAAAGCGGAGATGACCAGTTCATCATGCCGTCAGTGGTCGATGACGCCATGAAACGGCCTAAGTACAAGGACATGAGCGCACCCGTGGTGCTTGGCGTCGACCCGGCCCGGGGCGGCATGGACTCAACAGTCATGGTGGTGCGCCAAGGGCGTGACATCGTGGCGATCCGGCGGTTCAAGGGTGACGACACCATGACTACAGTGGGTAACGTCATCGACGCCATCGAGGAGTTCAAGCCGACTTTGACGGTAATTGACGAGGGTGGGCTTGGATATGGGATACTTGACAGACTCAACGAGCAGAGGTACAAAGTCCGCGGGGTGAACTTTGGCTGGAAGGCCAAGAACCCCGTGATGTGGGGTAACAAGCGGGCTGAGATGTGGGGCGCAATGCGGGAGTGGTTGAAAACAGCGGCCCTTCCCGCGGACAGACAGCTAAAAACTGACCTGACCGGCCCCATGAAGAAGCCCAACTCTGCCGGCACCATATTTTTGGAAGGGAAGAAGGAAATGAAAGCTCGAGGACTGTCATCGCCTGATGCGGCAGACGCCCTAGCCGTCACTTTTGCCTTCCCCGTGGCCCATCGGGAGTACAATTCCCGCACAGATGTCCGCAGATCCATGAATCAGGCGGGCGTTTCAACCAGTTGGATGGGGGCGTAATGGCTAAAAAAGGCGTGTCTCTAAGCGTTGGACGGGGCGAAAAGCTGCCCGTCAGCAAGGGCGCGGGCCTGACCGCCAAGGGCCGCGCCAAGTACAACGCAGCCACCGGCTCCAACCTCAAGCCGCCGGCGCCCAGCCCCAAGACTAAGGCCGACGCTGGCCGCAAGGCGTCCTTCTGTGCCAGAATGTCCGCAGTGGCTGAGAAAGCCAAAGATGGCGAGCGCGCTAAAGCATCCCTCAAACGTTGGAAGTGCTAAATGCCTAGCAATGCACTTGCCCCCACACCGGCCAACGCCTTAGCCGATCTCAGCCGCCCGTACTTTGGCAATCCAAACATAGCCGCGCAGGGCGCAAAAGCTAGGGCGCTTCAAGGTGGCTATGCGTCACCCGAACAAGCATCGGATGTTGCCAAGACTGCGCTGGGGTTTACGCCTGTAATTGGTGATCTTTTGTCAGGCTACGACGCTGTGCAAGCGGCGCGGCAAGGTAACTACGGCGACGCAATGCTGCTTGGGCTTGGGCTTTTACCCCTTGTACCGTCACTTTCTGCCGGGTCTAAAGTTGCGGATAAAGTTGTTGCGGCGAGCAATTTGTTTGACTCTAACGCCGTGCAAAGAGCAGTTAAGCAAGCTAACGACCCCAAAGCAAAAGAAACGCTTGCGTTTGTGCGCCCCCAAGATTTCTTGTCATTGTCTGCGCCGCTAGAAAAACCAAGCAAAGAAAAATTGGACCGCATTCGGCAAGCTATCAGCACGAACACACCGCTTGCGGATGTTCCGTATTTGGAAATGCGTGTGTCTAAGGACCAATCACGCGCCCGCGTAACCGGGCATGAAGGGCGTCACCGCGCTATGGTATTGATGGAGCAAGGTGTGGAATACATGCCTGTCAGAATTGTGCCTAGTGAATACATAGGGTCTTTTAGCACTTACGGCGCAAAACGCCCTGAATACAGCTACATGAGAAATGAAAGCGTTGTGCGGCTACCCGCAAAAGTGCGGCAGCAAGACGCACCGGAAAATTTTCTGTACAACCCGTTTATTGCTACAGACGCACCGATCAACCAACGTATCATGCAAAAATAAGGCTATCATGGCTACCAAACCCGGACTCTACGCTAACATCCACGCCAAGCGCGAGCGCATCAAAGAAGGCTCGGGCGAAAAGATGAGGAAGCCCGGCTCGCCTGGCGCGCCGACCAACAAGGCGTTCAAACAGTCGGCCAAGACGGCCAAGAAGGGCAAGTAATGCCGCTCGTCAAGTCTGCTAGTAAAGAAGCCTTCCGCAAAAACGTGAAGGCTGAAGTCAAAAGCGGTAAGCCGGTAAAGCAGGCCGTTGCCATCGCATATGCTGTCAAGCGCGCTGCGCCGAAAGGAAAGAAATGAGCAAGCACCTCGAACCCATCAGCAAACTCAACGCCCGTGAGCCGAAGATGTCCGGCGGCGGGATGCCCGACCGCAACAAAGAGACGTACTCCAAGATGCCGGGCATGGGCTGCCACGGCAGCATCCCGTCGGGCACCAACGTCAAGGCCACGGTTGCTAAGGTTCTGAGCAAGATCAAGTAATCATGCCGCAAGACTACACAGGAATCGCCGCTGCTGGAGCGGTCAGCGAGGGCGGCTCGGCCAAGGACAAGAGCGACTCTGAGGTGCTCTCGACGGCCCGCAGTCGCCTCGACATGGCGATTTCTGCGCTGTCTGAGTCGCGTGAGGACGAGCTGGACGACCTGCGGTTCTACGCCGGCTCGCCCGACAACCACTGGCAGTGGCCGGCTGACGTGCTCGCCACTCGCGGCGCGGTGCAGGGCCAGACGATCAACGCCAGGCCGTGCCTGACGATCAACAAGCTGCCCCAGCACGTCCATCAAGTCACCAACGAGCAGCGGCAGAACCGGCCGCAGCCCAAGGTCATCCCGGCAGACGACGGCGCTGACGTTGAGGTGGCCGAAATCTTCAACGGCATGATCCGGCACATCGAGTACATCTCGGACGCCGACGTGGCCTACGACACGGCCTGCGAGAACCAAGTGTCCTACGGCGAGGGTTACGCTCGCATCCTGACCGAGTATTGCGACGACAACACGTTTGATCAGGACATCAAGATCGGGCGCATCCGCAACAGCTTTAGCGTCTACATGGACCCGCTGATCCAAGACCCGTGCGGCTCTGACGCCCGCTGGTGCTTCATCACCGAGGACATCCCCAAGGACGAGTACGA